TGCCTTTTAAGAAACTTGATATTGAAGTAAATATTGATGAAAATGTTGACTTTATTTTTTCAAAAATACTTTTTAATTTATTTATTAATTTATTAAATGTTGCAACTACTTTATCTTTTAAGTCTACAAAGAAATTACCCATTGTTTGTAACTTAGAATAAAAGTAAACTCCTAACTCTGAAAATTTCTCTTTTATTCCTCCCCAAGTGCCTTTTAAGAAACTTGATATTGAGATAAATACTGAAATAAATTTAGCTTTTATTAAATCCCAATTTTCTATTATTAATTTTCCAACTCTAATAATTAAGCCAAAAGGAGTAAATAACATAAACATTTTTTTACCAATATCCCACAATGCCTTACCAAATGCTTTTATTTTCTCCCAAATTTTTACAAAGAAATCTTTTATTTTTGCTCCAAATGCTTTTATACTTTCCCAAAGTGCAGCTAATTTAGCTTTTATTAAGTCCCAGTTTCTATATAATAAAACTCCTATTGTTATTGCAGCTCCTATTGCTAACATATATGGATTCATTGTAAAACTCATTGCATTTTTCAATGCACCTATCCCTTTGACAACTTCATGTATAACTAACATACCAGTGAAAGCACTTGCTAAAGGAATTAATACTTCTTTCCACTTAACAATAAAATCTATTACTTTTCCACCAACATTTATTATTTCCCCAAAAACATTAGATATATTTTCTGCCCATTTAGTAAATGTTCCGTCTTCTTGAAGCCTTACTAAAGTATTAGCAAATGGAATAATAACCTTATCTCTAAGAATTTGAAATGGCGAATTTTCCACTATATCTCCAAATTCATTTACTCCAGCTAATGTTGAAAGCGTTGACTTCATAGCTCCTGATATAGTTGAAAGTCCTCCCTTAAATGTTTTGGCTTGTTTTTCCATTGCTCCACCAAAACGAGAGTCCATCATTTCAAATAAAGTCTTATTAAATAACTCTAAATCTTGAATTTGTCCCTTATTATTAAAGATTTCCAAACCTTTACTTTTTCCAAATTCAGCTATCATATTTTTAGTTATTCCAAACTCTTTTAATCTTTCAAGTTCTCCAGTTCTTGCATCGGCAACAGCTTCAATTGCTTGGTCAAAACTTTTACCCATTCCTGAAGCCATATCTCCTATCATTTCTAAATAGGTTCTATTAGTAGTCTTTAAAACTCTATCTCCTTCAATCCCATAAGATTGAAGTTTTGTCATTCCTCCAACTACTTCTTCTGTTTCAAATGGTGTTTTATTTGCAAACCTACTTGCCCAAGCTAATTTTTTTCTTGCTACATTTGGGTCTTTCAAAACAGTTTCAAGGGTATTTCTATACTGTTCAATATTTGCAGCACCTTCGATAGCAGTCTTTATTGTAAAACCTGCTGCTAATGTTGTGGCAATTCTTTTTAAAACTCCTAAAAATGTATTAGCTTTGTTTTTACTATTTTCAAACTGTTGCTGTGCATAATTTCCAAAATTTCCTAGTCTTCTTTTAAGTCCCTTAAAACCATTCTTTAATCTTGAAATAATAGGAAAGTTAGCTATAATCTTAGTTTTTAAAGTATTAAAAGTTGAGCTAATTTTACTTTTCAAATTAGTAAGATTTTGCTTTACTGAGCTAATTTTATTCTTTAAACTACTAAATGCTGAACTTATAGAATTTTTAGTGTTATTCATACTATTTTTTAAAGTATTTATTTGTGCATCAATTTTTTTTAAAGAATCTAATCCATCTCCTATTACTTTAAAATTCAGACTTAATTGTTCAAGCATAGCTAACCCTCCTTTCTAGTTTTTATTTTTTCTTTTAATATAGTTATCCCAAGCTAACTGTAAAAGCATATACTCCTCATAACATAACTCCCCAACAGTTTTATCAAAATATGGAATTTTTGACTCAAAGCAAATATCAAATCTTCCTTGTTTAATTTCCCTTATTTTCTTCAAAGTTTTTAATGAATAAAAAGGGTGTTTGTTGAAACTCTGTGATAACTGTTACAACTGTTTCTAATGCTTCTTGGTCCATATTAAAAAATTCTATGTCTCTCGCTTCAATAGGTTGAGCTATAAAATTTGTCAATAACTCTTTTCCTGTTGTTAATTCTTCTTTCTTTGATAATAATTTAAAAAATGTATCTGTTGAAACTCTCTCTATTCTGAAAGGTCTATCTATTGTTTTAAAATCTTTTCCTGTCATCATTAAATCAAATTCTAAAGCTCCTAAACCTTCTGTCTTAAAGATTACATTTGAAATATTCTTATTTTCTAATTTTTCTAAAAATTCTTTATTTTTTAATTCTTGTTGCTCTTTTTTATTTTCCATTAGTTTATTACCTCACTTACTCCCACACATACAAGTTTAAATTCTCTTGAATCAGATTCTCCATCATTTGCCAACTCACTTTTATTTACTGCAATTTCTTTTATTGTTACTCCTCTACTGTACTTTGGAATTGAACTATCTTTAAAATATCCTGAACCAGTTATTACATTTTCTGAAGCATTTAAAAGTATCTTTTCATCTTCTGTACCTGTTGCAACTGTAATTGTTATTTCAATGTTTGGATCTGGGCTGTATAAGATCCTTCTTTCTCCATAAATACTTTTATCTGATTGTTTATATCTATCTTCAGGAGCTCCAACACTCAAACTTCTAAAATTTTTAAAAGTATATCCATTGAAAATAAAAATTTTTTTACTTAAATCAACCATTATTCTTTACCTCCAATATCTTTATTAGTTTTCATTAATGTTAAATCAATGAAATAAGCCCAATTTCTAAGTCTAAATAAAACCTTAGGTCTTATTATTCTTAGTCCTTTTTCTGTCGCTGTCTGATTAACTGGGAAAACAGTATATTGATATTTACCATTTAATTTTGCAAGTAAATTATTAGCCCCCATTTCTTCCATAACATTGTTTAATGTTTCTTCTAAAAAAGCATACCCTTCCTCATCTTGTGGGAAACCCTTTTTAATCATAGCTTTTTCTAAATTTTCATTTAGATTTACAATGATACAATCAATAGCAGTTGTATCATCTAAATAAGTTCCATCTGTTGCTTTTCCACCATTGGCTGTTATATAGCCTTCTGATGTTCTTTTTTCCACAAATGTAATATTATTTTTTGTAAGTTCAGGCTTTTTAGCTAGTTCAGTATCAGCTGTTACTCCTTGTAACTCTATCATTGAGCTTCTGTATCCTGCTCCTTTTGTTATTACTACTCCTGCATAAGCTGCTGCTTTATATTCTTTGTTAGTTTCATCTCTTTTTAAATTCCAAATAGGTACTATTCTATCAGATTTTAAAGTATCAGCTATTGGATAAGCCTTTACTTCTGTAATATATATTTTTCTATTTTCAGTTAAGAATGAGCTTACAGCTTTCATAGTTTCAACAGTATCAAAAGTTGTTATAAGTGCATACCATTCTTTATCTAAATTTTCATTTAAGACCTCTTTCAATTTATCTTCAATTTTTTCTTGCCCTGTTACTGTAATTCCAATTATTCCAAAAAAGTCAGGTTTTAATATATTCCCGTCTCCATCTCTTTGCCCTAAAAACTTCTCCACTAATTTATACACTTTTGAATTATTTCCAAAATCATTAGCAACATCTTTAGAGTTCATATAATATTTAAAATCTGCATTCTTATCATTTGTAACTATAAGGGTTTTATTAAGTGCAGCTATTGTTAAATTTAACTCTTGTTCTAATGTTATTTTTATTGGTTCTCTATATACTCCCATTATTCTTTCCTCCTTGCTATTCTGCTTTTATGCTTTTCATTAACTAATAATTCTATCTCTTTTATTAGTTCAAGTTCTCTTTCTTTTGTTATCTTCATATATTCAAAAACTATGTCAAAACTACAGCGATATTCATATTTAGCATTAATTAATTCATTTAATGATTTTATTTCACTACTTTTTACAACTCCAGCTTCTATTCTTCCAATTTCTCTTCTCGCATTGAAAAGAATTAGTTCCCTTAGTTCAGTTGAATTTTCCAAAGCCTCTTCTTGTGTTTCAGAATATACATCAAATTGAAGTCTTGCCATTATTCTGTATTCTGTTATTTCAAGATATTTTTCATCTTTTTTTATGTATTCTCTTTCTGTGTATCCTCTAAAATCAGCACTGTTTATATTTAAAACTTGATAAGTTGCATAGGGCTTTCTTGGAGACTTTTTATCAGTAAAAGCTGGGATAATTTGGATATTACTCATTTTGTTAAGCAGTTCAATTATAAGATTAATCATCTTTTGTGCTCCTTTTTAAAATATAGCTTTTTATATCAGCTAAATAATCAAAGTCAGTTATTTCGATTATTTTAAATTCTTCTTCTCTTAAAATAGCAATATCTCCTTCTTTTAGCTTCTCTTTTGTAAATAATTCCATATCTTTAAGAGTTATTTCGCCTTGTGGATAATATTTCAAAGTATCAGATGAAACAGGCATATATACTCCTTTTATAATCTTTTCTTTCTCTTCATCAGCTATATATTTTCCTTTCTCCCATTTTCCTTTAGCTTTTGAAATAACTTTTATATTTGTTATGTGCTTACTTAATAAAATAACTTTATCCATTTTATACATCCTTAAAATCTGCTAAATATTCTATTGTTCCATTTTCATTTACTATTTGATATCTAATTGACTTGATTAAAAACCTGTTATCAAGAAGTGGTTTTGTATTATTAGTCTGTCCATTCTTAGTTTTTATTTTTAAAGTTTTTGGATCATTTGGAACTGCCCAAGCCTGAGCTGTAGCAATACTTTGAATTATTAAACCCCTTATAGTTTCTCCTATCTCCATAAGGGCTTCTTTTCCACTCTTTTCCCCTTTTATAACCTTCTTGGGTGCTGCTTGAATCAAGTTTGAAATGATTCCTCTGTTACTATCAAAAGCATTTCTCATAAAAGGACGGGCTGGTATATCAGAAGTCCCAAATTCATTCCATATTGCATAATTTAATATTGTTGTTTTTCCATCTTCTCCCATTAAACTTTTATCAATAGCTAATATTCCAATTTCTAATTGATGCTTTGCCAAGTATTCAATTTCTTTTAATGATTTAACTATCATATTTCTACAACTCCAAACAAGTCCTTAACTCCTCGTATGAAATTATCTGATTGTTCTATCTTATTAAGAAAAGTATAGTTTATTCCTCTTATTCCATAACTCTTTAACCCCTCAGCATTTGAAAGTTCTTCTTTTATAGTTGAACAAATGAACATTAAAAGGTTTTCAGTTAGTTCTTCATACCCAGCAATGTATTCAATTTCTACATAAGAATCTACTGTAATAATTTCATCAAATATTACTTTTCTATTTACAAAACTGAAAGGGAGTTTTTTACACCCTTTTTTAGCGTTCAATACCCTTTCAATTCTTTTCCTAGGTAAGAATACATAGTTTTTATTAAGTCCACTAACTAAACTCGTTATTTGCCCTTTTAGGAGTTCATAGCCTAATATTCCCTCTATCTTTTTTATTATTGCATTAATATAAAAATTTAAAAGTTTTTCATCCTCAATATTAGTGAGTATTTTAGCAATTTCTAAATCATATTTAATTCCCATGCTATCCCCTTGCTAGCATTGTAAGAGGGAATAATCCCTCTTAAATTATGCTTTTTTAACTATTTTTATAATGTTTTCAGGTAATTGAACTCCAAAACCTACGCCTTTTTCCATGTAGTATTTTGTGTATCCTTTAGAAGTCACTTTATCTTCTAATCTCATTGTCATAGCATTATTTTGAATTCCCATCACTGCTGTACTTAAATCTGCAAATACTCCAATAATATCTGTTCCAGCTGTTGCTGTATCTATTCCTTTAAGCTCTGCATTTTCTGAATCAACAAGTATTACTGGTCTTGACATTAATGTTCTAGTAGTCCCAGTGTCTAAGTCTGTAAGATAAAAATCTTTTTGACTATTTTTAAGTTTTGCTATTCTTGCCCAAGTTTCTGGAGAAAAATACCATTTTGCTTGTTGTGCTATTGCTTCTTTCATTGAATAATATGCTGTTATTATAGAGTCAACAAATGTTGTGTCATCTGTTGTATCAAATTCAACTTTTTTCTTAACAGATGTATCTTTTAATATCCCTATTGGGGTATTTGTTCCTGTTCCACTAAATAAAGTATCTGCTAATCTTAAAGATAAAGCATATTCAACTCTTTTTAGTAGAAAATTAGCATATCCTACAAAATTTGTTGCTAATAATTTATTGGTAATCTTAGGCATTGCATATAATTGATGTATAGCAATACTCAAATTTTCAAGTTTTGAAGCAGTAGTTTCTTTTCTGTTTTCTTCTTCTCCTACCCACCCAGTTTCTGGTAGTCCTGCAACTTCTCTTGGAATTGTAAGACTTCCATCAGTTATTGGGATAAATGTTATATCTGTCAAAACTGGATTAATATCTGTTAATCTTTCCAAAATTGTATTAACATACTGTGTTTTTACAGCAGCAGCAGTATTTGATGTGCTTGCAGGATCTGCAAAACTTACTTCTGTTTCCTCTGTAAATACTATATCAGCTGATTTTCCAGTTTTTTCTACTGCTTGTATCATTGCACTAAATTGTTCAGCAGCTGTTACTTCTTTTCTAGTTGGTTTAAAATCTGCTTTTAAACCTTTTATAACTTCATTAAATTCATTCATTTTTTTTTCAATTTCTGCTTTGAATTCACCATTTAATTCAGTTTTTATTTCTTCAAATTTTGAATTAATTTCATTGAATTTAACAGGTAAATTTTTAATTTCTTCAGGTGTTCCTGCTTCTAATAACTCAGTTTTAAAGTTTGCTAATAATTCAGCCATTAATAATTTTAATTGTTCCTTATCCATTTGTCCTATTCCTCCATCTTCTTTATTAAAAACTCTTGTTACTTTACTTCCTTTTACAGCACCTTTAGGTGTTAAACTCCCCTCATGAGCTTCAAACTTATTTATATCTATGTAATACTTACCATTTTCACTATATTCTTTATAATCTACAATGTTTCCACCCACTGACATTTCAAAAGGTAGCTTCATTTCTTTCATAAGCGAATACAACTTTACAGCTTCAGGATTTATATAATTTCCATTATCATCTTTTGATAAATGAAACTCTCCCACAACTTCAAATCCCTTCTCTGTTTCTTCTCCTACTAATTTTCCAACTGGTAATAATTCACCATAATGATTGTATAAAAGGAGTAAAGTCTTCCCATTATTTCCTTGCATACTTCCTTTTTTAAATCTATAAATACCCTTTGCAAGACTCTCATTTTGCATATTTACAAGTATTCCTGTAAATCTTCCTGGTGTCCCTTCTTCTTCCTTAAACTTTTCAATTTCACAAGTAAAATTTAAAGTTTCATCAGAAAAATTAATTCTTTTCTTTATCTTTTTCTTTGACATACCTACTCCTTTTATCTAAAAATAATTAAACAACTACATCTAACGACCTCAGAAACTGGCAAACTATCTTGATGTGGATACTCAGCTTCTACACCATCTTTTAACTTCCATTTATAATCTATATCAACCCATTTATTGCTTATAGCTTTATGATGTGGTCTATATGTCTTTTTTCCTCCAACATGTATCCAGCATTTTTCTTTCATCACATTTTTAGCAGTTTCATAACTTGTTGTATTAATGCTCTTACTTGTTTCAGTTCTTGCTATTGTGCTGGCTCTTTGTTCTGTCATACCATTAATATTTTTTACCAGTTCTTTAACTACTTCATTATGTGATAAGCCTTCTTCTTGCCCTGTTGTAATTATCTTATTTAAAATATTTTTTGTTGTTGCTGTCATTTTAGTTGCTTGTTTTCCAGCATTCTTTATATTCCAATCCTTTAAAAAATAATCTCTAATACCTTTTATAGTTTTAGATTTTATTGTTTTCTTGTAGATGTTTTGAAAGCCTTTAAAAGTCTCCTCGAATGTATATAAGTAAACTACTTCAAGTCCCTTTTTAAATTTCTTCAAAAGCCATTCATAGTCAATATTTATAATCATTTTTACATCATATTTTTTTGAATTATCTTCAATTATTTTGTCTCTTAATTCTATAAATATCTTTTCTATAATTTTTTTATTTCTTGCACTTAGCCGTCTTTCTAATGCTTTTAATGCTTTTATTTTTTGAACTTCCTTCTTCATACATCCTCAGCTCTTTCGCTTTCTGTTGTTGCTGGTTCAGTAATTTCTTCTAGTGTCATATCTCCTCCACCAACAAGCAAGACATCCCCACCTTTTATTTGTTCCAAACTTAAATCAGTAAGTGATGATATAATTCTTCTATATTCATTTATTGTTACCCGATTTTTCAAAGGTTCTAATTTTTGAATAATATCCCCTATATCGTCTTTTAACTCGTCAGCACCAGACAAATCATAGTCTATATACTCTCCATTTTTTAAATAATCACTTAATAAGTAATTAAGCCAATTTTTTAAATTGTTAAAAAACGGGATTACTGCCTCTCTATATAGTTCTTTTTTGGCTTGTTTCCTATTTTGATAAGTTGAATCTCCACCACCTACTAGTTCAATTGGGACATCAGCAGCAATGGCAGCTCTTTCATGTGCTTTCTGTTCTGCCATACTCCAGTCAGCATCAATAGGAGCTTTTGAAGTATCCTGATATTTAAGCCCTGAACCAAGTACCAAAGGGCTACCAGCATTCTCAGCTCCTGCGTAATGTGCTGAATATTTGCTTCTTATTTCTTCTCTATCTTCCTTATCTACTGCACCTTCTGTCTGAAGTATTCCTCCTGGCTTTCCTAAATTATTTGCCAAGCTCCAGTTCCATTTCCAAGCCTTGAATAAATAAGCTCCAAATATTGCTAATGCATTCTGTTTGCTTCTTCCTTGTCCTATTCCATTTCCACTAACTCCATCAATTATGTTGTCATAATTTGGAGAAGTAAGCCACATATAGTTTTTTAATTCATCCCCAGTTATTGTTTTAGCTGGGTTATGGATTTTTATTTCTCTTATCCTTCTACCTTCAAAATACACTGTAAAATTATTTGGTGAGTGTATATATAAGTCAGGAGCAAGTGAGGGTAGCCCTTTTATAAGTTCTAATAAAACTCCATTATTTGAACCTTCTAACCACACTATTAAATAATCTATAAAATCCTGAAATGATGTATTTGGATTAATCATTCTAAAAATCTTATTTAAAATATGATTATCAACTTTTTTCTTTCCATCCTCTTTTCCTATATAAATGCCCATTTCTATGTTTTGACAAGCCTTTATCTTTTTCTTAATTGGTAGCATAAAGCCTGGCTGTTCCCATATTGTTGACATATATTCAGATGCTTCAAAATTCTTCCCATCTCCAGTCATTACAGAACAATCCTTGAAAAACCAATTTTTAAAAAATTCTCTAATACTCATATACCCACTTCCCTTTTTTCATATCATTAGAAAATGCGTATCTTGTTGCATCTATTGTATGGTTATTAGAATCACATAAGCGTGGTAATGGATTCCCTTCACGATCAGTGTCATAATCAATCATTTCAAATTCTCTTGATATGTTTGGAGTTCTTTTTGGATCTATTACTATTGCTTCCAAATCAGAAAGCCATTTTTCCCCATACTCAACACTTCCAGCACCTTTTTTTGCTCCCCATGCACTTATGTCGTATTCCTTTAATTCATCAATAGATTTGGGTTCAGCACTATCACACATAACCAGCTCATCATAGCCTTTTGAAAGAATATAATTTGCTAGATTTCTATTTTTTAAACCTACTCCATAATACTCATCCAACGCATAAATAATACTTTTCTTTTTATCATATCCCCATCTGACAAAAGCTAGAGGATCAACTCCATAACCCCAGTCCACTCCATTTCTAAATTTTTCAAGTCCTGCAATCTCTGAAGCTTCTATTTCTCTTATCTCTAGGTTAGGAAATGGAACAAGTCCATTGCCTATTGGTTCTCCCATATATACAAGTCTATATTTTGTTTCATCTTTTGCTTTAACTGCTTCAGCTTCTTTTATAAACTCTTCTGATATATGTGGATTTTCTAAATATGTTGAATGATGTACATATACATTATTTTCTATGAAAGAATAATTATATTTTTTATTAACCCAGTTATGTTTCATCTTTGGAGGGTTATAAGAAAAGAATCCTTTGTAAATAAGTCCCTTTTCTAATTTTCCTCTAAATATAGAATTTAAAACTGTTTCAACTTCATCTTCGTTCTTAAACTCTGCAAGTTCCTCAAACCAGTATCTAGCAACTGGGAATTGTGCCTCTTTTATAGATTTACTTTTTTGAGGGTCATCTACACCCATAAAAATGAACTTATTACCTCTCTCTTTGTAAATAATTTCAAGAGGACTAAGTTTATATTCAAAGTATTCCTCTACTCCTAAAAATTTAATAGCCCATTTTATTTGTTCATATACTGATTTTCTAAGTGTTTCCCCTACTTTTCTAAAACAAATCGTATTGACGGGATATTGCATTAAATCAACAACTAAAATCAAAGCAATATTAGTTGATTTTGCTGAACCTCTTCCACCTTTGCAAACTAAACGAGTGTATTTATTACTTTTCCAAGCTGAATAAAGTGGGTAAAATTTAGAAGTTAATAAGTCTGATATTTTAAGTTGCTTTCTCTTCTTCTTTGATATCATCAACTATTAACACCCCTCTTTCTTCTTCCTCAGCATGTTGCTTTTCTTTCTTTTCTTTTTCTCTTCTTTTATCCATTTTTTCCAAAACATTTGCTATTTTAATCAACGAGTCAGCCACTTTTGGGTCAACTAATGTTTGAGGATTTTCAATGATATTTAAAAGCATTTTCTTATGTGCTTCATCTAAGATTTCACCCATATCATCAACTGATAATTCTTTTAACTTTCTTGCTTCTTCAAACTCTTCTTTATTTTCTTTTATCCACCTGTAAACAGTGCCTTTACTTTTATTTAAAGCACTAGCTATTTCATCAATACTTTTATTATCTGCATACATTCTTTTAGCTTGTACGAGCTCTAATTTCATAAAGACACCTCCATACTTTTTATTTTATTAAGCAAAAATATTCAGCTTTATCTGCTAATTTTCCAAATGTTACCCTTTTATACTCTTTTATAATAAATTCACATTCAAAATTATTTTTTAATAACCTTGATAAATTATTATTTACACTCCCAAATACAAGAAATACATTATTTTTATTTTGATTTCTTTTTATAAATTCAATTAATCTATTGTCATCTTTAACTGACCAATTAATCCCTTTGTCAGTAGCATAGTTATATCCAATAAATTGTTCTTCCTCTTTGTTTATTTTTTGAATATATGGAGGGTCTAAGAATATAAAACTATTTTCAAACTCCCAATTCTCATCAAATAAATTATTAGTGATTTTGATACTTTTTAATGCTTTCATATAACTTTCTAAATTTTGTAATTTTTGTGGAGAGTAAAAAGCATTTGATAAACTTGTACTGCAACCACCAAACCCCATTAAAATTTTAAGAACCATTTTTTCATCTTCACTAAAAACTTCATGTTCTTTTTTATTTCTTATTCTTTTCCCACAGCATGGACAACACTCTGAAAAAATATTTTTAAACTTCCTATTTTCTTCATCAAATTTAGCTCTCTCATCAGTATATACATCTCTAGCATTTACTTCTAAATCATGATTAATGTATTCAAGTCCCTTTTTATATACTTTCAAAGCATCTTCTTTTAATAAACATTCAATTTTATCATCTTTTACATTTGCTAACACTTTCAATTTATTAAATTCATTTTTAAATGACAATGGAATCTCCATTGCTCCAGCAAATAAGTCAATAAAATTTTCTTTATAATTTTCTTCAAATATTTCTTTTATTTCTTTATAAAATCTTCCCTTGCTCCCAAAATATGAAAACGGAGGCTTTACTCTTCCCATTTGTACTTCTCCTTTTAATCTTTTATTTTCCATACTTGTTATAACTTGTTCCAGAAATAAATGTTGCAAAATTTGCAAAGATTATAAAATTTGCAATAAATAAAAAAGCACACCATTTTTGATGTGCCTTTTTTTGATATTTTATTTTTTAATATATTCAATTAATGCCTGTTCTATTATCCAAG